AAGAGCCAGAACTTGTAGTGGTTAATGCAAGTGCTAGTGGTTTCTCTCTAGTGAATTAGACAAGTAGAGGCATGGTAGATATATCTGTAAGACCTCGACTTGCGACTTTGCGAGAACGCTCGCTACGCTCGCGACCTTGCGAACTCACCAACAATAAGAAAAGTAGGACCCGCTTGCAAACTTACGCCTTGAGCGTTTACCTACCCCCCACCCCGGATTTGTATATGTAGGGGTCCCAGAGCGACTACTATATGTTTGATTTAGAAATAGATATGTGCTAAATTCATTTTCACTTTTAAAAAGGTAAGTGCAAAAATTTTTTAGAAATTTTTTTTCAAATGCTAACTCCAGAACAAATAGATAATCTTCCACCAGATACAAAAAAAGAATATTTGAAAACAGCCTTGCTGCTCGATCAAAAGAAAAAAGATGAAGCTGTACGTAATGACTTTTTAGCTTTTGTAAAACACATGTGGCCAGAATTTATAGAAGGCGAACACCATAAAATTATGGCAGAAAAATTTAATCGCGTTGCAAGCGGCGAGCTCAAACGATTAATTATTAACATGGCACCAAGACATACAAAGTCTGAGTTTGCATCTAACTATCTACCTGCATGGATGATAGGAAATAACCCGTCACTTAAAATAATCCAAGCCACGAACAACGCTGAGTTAGCCGTGAGGTTTGGTCGTAAAGCAAAATCATTAATTGACACCGAAGAATACCAAAATGTTTTTGGAACGCGGCTCAGGGAAGACTCACAAGCTGCCGGTAAATGGGAAACAGCACAAGGTGGTGAATATTATGCAGCAGGTGTTGGCGGATCGATAACTGGTCGTGGTGCAGATTTGTTAATTATTGACGATCCACACTCGGAACAAGACGCAATGAACCCCGCTTCGTATGATCGTGTGTATGAATGGTATACATCAGGACCACGACAGCGTTTGCAACCCGGTGGACGTATAATTGTAGTTATGACACGTTGGTCTGTTGCAGATTTAACAGGAAAATTGATGAAAGCACAAAAAGAACCTAAGTCAGACCAGTGGGAAGTGATAGAATTTCCTGCAATTATGCCGTCAGGTAAACCTGTTTGGCCAGGATATTGGAAATTAGAAGAGTTAGAGGCGGTAAAAGCGTCAGTTTCTGTCTTAAAATGGAACGCACAGTACCAACAAAACCCAACAGCCGCAGAAGGAAGCATAATTAAGCGTGAATGGTGGCAAAAATGGGACAAAGACGAGCTACCACCACTAATGCATGTCATTCAAAGCTACGATACAGCGTTTATGAAGAAAGAAACAGCCGATTACAGCGCCATAACTACGTGGGGCGTGTTTCAAAAGGATGAAGACAGTGCTCCAATGCTTATGTTGATTGATATGGTAAAAGATCGGTACGAATTTCCAGAATTGCGTAGGGTTGCACAAGAACAATACGAATATTGGAAACCAGAAACGGTAATCGTGGAAGCAAAAGCATCAGGACTGCCATTGACGTATGAATTACGCAAACTTGGCATACCTGTTATTAACTTTACACCAAGTAAGGGAAATGATAAACATACAAGAGTAAACTCAGTAGCGCCGTTATTTGAGTCAGGAATGATTTGGTATCCGGACCGCAAGTTTGCAGATGAGGTAATTGAGGAATGCGCTGCATTCCCGCTAGGCGAACACGATGACTTAGTGGACAGCATGACTCAAGCCGTAATGAGATTTAGACAAGGTGGTTTTGTAGATCATCCAGACGATTATGAAGATGAACCTCTACCACACCAGGAGAGAACGTATTATTAATGGCCAAAAAATATTTTGACATTGCAAAACTTTTAGGAAAAGGCATAGGCTCTTTATTTAAAGGTAAAGGCAAAGAAGCTGCACAAACAACAGCTGTAGAAACGACAGATAAAATACAAAATATATTTGCAAAAAACTTAGTTGATGAGTTTGGAGTAGATGAAGTTAAAGAAGCCTATAGAATTATAGACACTGCAGACAAAGACCCACAATTATCAAAACTTTTTTATAGAGAAAACGAATCAAAGATGGACGAGCTCGTTAATCTCCTCGAGGCGCGTTACATGAGCAGTGAACGATTGCACGCACACCCGCTTAGTTTCAATAGACGCGGATCGGGCGCCGCGAATCGCTATGCTAAAATAAACGACAGTGGCGGTAGACTAACAGATTTACCAGGTGGACCAGGTGATAGAGTTTTATATAGTAAACACTACGGCGAAATGAGCATGACAAAAAACCGAGAAGGTAAACGTGTTTATAAAAACGAAAAACCTACAATTTTTTCTGAAACACCTGGCGGCAAAAAATCAAAAATTATAGAAGGTGAAACAGTAGATGAGGACATGGTAATTACAAACCAAGGCAAGATGACTAAGAAAGAATACGAAGTTTTAAAATCTCAGGATGAAAACCCATTACTAGGTGGCATAACAGCAGGTAGAAAAATTAAACTTCTTGAAGGAGACAAATCGGTTGAAGATAGTTTGTTTAAGAAAACCATAGCCGACATACCTATAATAAACAGAATGATGAAAGAAACAGGTAAGTCTGAAACAGAAATTAGAAAAGCCATAGTTGATAGAGCCAATCAAGGTTACGAACCCGGTAGTGGTAAACGTATGGACATCTATGATGACGATATGATTAGGGCACATGTAGAAGTTCAAGATGCTACTCAAAGAAGCAGAGAGGAGTTTGTAACTGATTTGATGGAGGACTTTATTGATGCCGATACGTCACCAGGTATGAGAAAAATGCTTGAGCAAAAAGGTTTTGCAAAACCAGGAGAAGGGCTTGGAGCAGTAGCTACACGTATGCAAAACCAAGCTAAGCAAATGCAAGGCGGGACACAACAACTTACTGCCATGAATCAAAGAATGAGAGAGTTTGCAGCGAAAGGTGATTTTGAAAGCGCTGAAAAAATAAAAAATGCTGTTGAAGAATACAGATTAAAAATGCAAGAAATAAAAGCTAAGGGATTGTTTAATGAAGTTGATCTTCCAATGCTTATTGATCCAACAAGAAAATTAAATGCAGAAGGTGGACGTGTTGGAAAATTTAAAGGTGGCATAATGGGACTGCTTAGAAAAATAAATCCTTTCTTAGAAAAAAACATGGTTAAGACAGGCCCTTTCCAAACAGGACACAGAGCTGACATTATAGGTGACGCACAACAAATTAAAAATATTTCAAGGAACGAAGGAGTTTCACTTGAACGATTAGATTCTTTGTATGACATGGTGCAAGAATCACCTAGGTACAACGAAGCTATGAGAGGCGCTATGATGAAGCTAGTCGACTACGAAAGATTTAGAGCAATACTGGTAGATGACAATGTAAAATTACAAAGAATGATAAAACAAGATCCTGAGGGATCAGAAGAGTTTATAAGAATGTTATTTAGAGAAGGCGGATCAGAGCCACAGATGAGCCAAGGTGGAAGAGTAAATATGTTTGCAGGCGGCTCATTAATTGGTAAAGGTATTATGGAAGCAGCTAAACTTGCACAAAAAGGAATAAAACCTTTTGGTGCAAAACAAACTTACAAGCAAAATATTACACAAAAAGGTGTTTCCGAAGGTCAATTTAAAATTATATTTAATGATCAACTTAGAAGAGTTCCTGACGAAGTTGTAGACGAAGCAACAGGTATGGGACTTAACACAAGTTTAAAAGAAGCAGAGGCCATACTAACAGGTCAGAAACTTGGTTTAATGACTCAAGCACAAAGAACAAAACTTGCAACTGCAATGACAGATAAAGTTAGAAAACAAATTTATGACAACCCTGTTTCTGGTTTAAGTAATGACTATTTAGAATATATGGATGATGCTGTAGGAAGAATGGATGATTTGCTTGAAATAGAAAAATTAGGTGGTGATCTAACGCCAAAACCAATTTATGATGGTAAAGAAATGATAGGGGCTCAAGTAGATTTTACACAATTAAACAATTTAAGAGGAAAAGATAATATAGATAATATTATACCATTTAAACCGAGGACAAAAAAATCAAAAGGTGGTACACTGCCACCGTTAAAAGGACCAATGTCAGATGGCATGGGAAGTTTATTTAGGAGTAAATAATGGCAATAGATAAAGCACTAGAAGATCAAATTAAAGTTCCAAAACAGGTTATACCTGGTGAAGAGGTACCAATTGAAACACCAGAAAGCGATATTGGGTCCGATGACGTTGAGATACAAATGACCGATGACGGTGGAGCAGAAATAGATTTTGATCCAACAGCCATGGCCGCTCAAGCGGCAATGCAACACGACGCAAACTTAGCAGAATTTTTAGAAGACGACATACTAGGTGAAATTTCATCTAATTTAGAAGAAAGCTATGATGAATACAAAGGATCTAGATCAGACTGGGAAGACACTTACAAAAAAGGATTAGACTTACTAGGTTTTAAATACGAAAACAGATCAGACCCTTTCCAAGGCGCATCTGGCGCTACGCACCCTGTTCTTGCAGAAGCTGTCACACAGTTTCAGTCTTTAGCTTACAAAGAATTATTACCAGCTGATGGACCAGTTAGAACACGTGTTATTGGCGTAGTAAACGATCAAAAAGAAAAACAATCTGATCGTGTAAGAGAGTTTATGAACTACGAATTAATGTGTGAGATGAAAGAGTACGAACCTGAGTTTGATCAAATGCTATTTAATTTACCATTGTCAGGTTCTACATTTAAAAAGATTTATTATGATGCATCTCTTGGAAGATGTGTGTCTAAGTTTGTGCCAGCGGAAGATTTAGTTGTGCCTTACAATGCAACGTCACTAGACGATGCAGACACCATCATACACACAATTAAAATGACATCTAACGAGTTAAGAAGACAACAACTAGCGGGTTTTTATAAAGACGTTGAAGTTGGTGAAGGATCAAATGATAGTTATGATGAGGTTAGAGAAACAAAAGACAACATACAAGGCACTTCATCAAACAATATTGACGAAGTACATACTTTGCTAGAGTGTCATTGTGAACTAGATATTGAAGGGTTTGAAGACATGAACCCACAAACAGGAGAACCATCAGGTTTAAAATTACCATATATTGTAACTATTGAAGAAGACACAAGAACTGTGTTATCTATCAGACGTAATTTTGCACAAAACGATCCTGCTAAAAGACGTAAAGATTATTTTGTGCATTTCAAATTTCTACCAGGACTCGGGTTTTACGGGTTCGGCCTAATCCACATGATCGGCGGTCTATCACGGACTGCCACAGCCGCTCTAAGACAACTTTTAGACGCTGGCACCTTGTCAAACTTACCGGCCGGATTCAAAATGCGAGGCATCCGCGTCAGAGACGAAGCTCAACCGTTGCAGCCGGGAGAGTTTCGTGACGTAGATGCACCTGGTGGGAATCTTAGAGACGCGTTTATGCCTTTACCCTTTACCGGTCCGAACACCGTGCTCCTACAATTATTAAGCACGGTTGTTGAATCAGGACAAAGGTTCGCGAGCATTGCAGACATGCAAGTTGGCGAAGGTAATCAAAGTGCAGCAGTTGGAACGACAGTTGCGTTATTGGAGCGCGGATCGCGGGTTATGAGTGCGATACATAAAAGATTGTATGCATCAATGAAACAAGAATTTATGTTACTTGCAAAATGTTTTGTAACTTATCTACCTCCACAATATCCATATGATGTAGTTGGTGGTCAAAGACAAATATTCCAAACAGATTTTGACGACAAAGTAGATATCATACCAGTTGCTGATCCAAACATATTTTCACAAACACAAAGGATTACAATTGCACAAACTGAATTACAGTTGGCAATGTCAAACCCTGGAATGCACAATATATATCTTGCATACAGACACATGTATGATGCGCTAGGTGTTAAAGATATTGATTCATTATTGCCACCACCAATGCCACCACAACCACTAGACCCAGCAACAGAAAACGTTATGGCGTTAGGTGGTAAAAAATTTCAGGCATTTTCAGGACAAGATCACCAAGCACACATGAAATCACACTTACAGTTTATGGGCACTACTATTTGTAGAAACAATCCAAAATCACTAGCTGCATTACAAACTAATTGCATGCAACACATACAGTTAATGGCTCAAGAACAAACTGATATGGAGTTTAGAGAAGAGATACAAAAGTTAAAACAACTGCAGATGACACTACAACAAATGCAACAACAGATGGCACAAAACCCACAAGCTATGCAACAGATGGCACAAAGTCCACAAATGCAACAAATACAACAAACCATGCAAAGTGAGACACAGAAAATAGAAGCAAGAAAAGCTGTTTTAATTTCAGAATTTATGTTAGAATTTGCAGAAGCTGAAAGAGAGGTGCTGAATCAGATTGAAAATGATCCTCTATTGAAGCTAAAGGACAGGGAACTAGATATTAAAGCTCGCGAAGAACAGCGCAAAGAAGAGGAAGGCGAAGACAAGCTGAACCTCGAAAAGATGAAGATGTTGCAAAGCAGAGAACTTGCAGAAGAAAAGATGGAAGAAAACGACAAGCATCAAAAACTTCGAGCGTCTGTATCGTTAGCTAAAGATGGTATAAAAAATATGCAAGCAACAATAAAAGAGAGTGGTAACTAATGAACTCAGAAGATCTAGCATTATTATTAGGACTTGTTGGAGGAGGCTTTGGTGGTTACTTTGGTAGTAAGCGTAAAGAAGAACGTGAGCGCGCTAACAAAAAACAAGACGCATTAGATGCAATTGAGTTGGAAAAACTTTTAGCAGAAGAACGAAAAAAAATAAGAGAAGAAGAAGAGTACGAAGCTGACACAGCAAGATTTAAGAGAGAGGGTAGATTTACAGAGGGAGACCGACGTGGTGAAATTGAGAACCCAACTCTTATGGATATGTTTGGTGCAGAGTATGATCCAATACATGATTTTCTTGAAGAAAATATTGGATTAACTGCTGCTGATCTTTTAACAGGTACCACTGCATACGATACAAATTTACCAATAGATGAAAGAATTAGAAACCCTGAAAGCGAAAACTTTGTAGAAAACAGATCAAATAATTTTCTTACTGACTTTGGTGCTTTACCATACGCAGCTTTAATTCCTGGTGTTGCTCCAGCATTGTTAGGTGGAACAGGTGCAGCGTTAGGTGTAGGAGCAGGTGCAAGAGGTTTAGCTGCTTTAGGTCCAAAAATGATGAGAAATTTAAGTAGTTATTTTAGCAGACCAACAGGTTCAAGCCCAATGGGTCCAATGGGAATTTTTCCGGGAATGAATAAAGGTGGGCGTGTAGATGGGCAGTAAGAATAGCAGCAAAGATAAAGCAGATAAGGACAGTAAAGCCCATCAGGAAGCCGTTTCTAATATACAAGCCAATGAAGCAAAAGAAGTCAGACCTACAGCTGCTGGCATAGAATCATCATTTAAAGACAATTACAAAAAAGGCGCAGGATCAAAATATAGCGGCAAACTTGCTGACGCTATGGCTAATGCTAATTTTAGACAATCACGTTTAGGTAAAATGAAAAAAAGAGGTGTTCTTGGCCTTTTGGACCCACTTGGTAGAAGCGGATTACCGGGTGAGTACAATGTTACTCCTGGTGGAATGCAAGATACTGTTCGTGGCACTCTTGGTTATCAAGAATATGGTGATTTAGGTAGAATGGTTGATCGTGGCTTAATAGCTGGAAGAGATATGAATCAATTAAAACCTAATTCTCTTGCAGGTTTTGCAAATTTAAACGAACAAGCCGCTGCAAATAGAATGTTTGGTCTTAACCCAACAAATAGAATGGGTTTTTTTGATTCACTTAGGTATGGAGCGACAAACCCAGAAGCAAAAAGAGGTTATCAACAACTTGGTAATATTGGAAAAGGTATAATGAATCTTATGCCGGGTAGAATGTTAGGAACTGCATTACTTAATAAAATTCCAGGTGTTAATATACCAAGTCAATTTGCAATGACAGAACCTACTCCGTTTAATATCGGTCCAGGTTTTTCTGAGTTTCCAAATAGGTTTGATATGTTTAGTAATCCAGAATTAGAAGGCATGACTGAAAATGCAATTTACGGTAGATTATTTAATGATGTTGCTCCTGTACAAACAGGGATGTTTAACCCTAATCCATTTCAATTTACCGGAGGAACACCACCAGTAAGTATTCAAGATAATTTTAAAATAGATCCTGGTATCTATGATCCTAGTTTAAATCAAGCCATGCAACCTGGTGACATAGGTAGAGACATAATGGTTAACCCACAATTAGGAACAGAAAGTATTGCTGCTAATCAAATTACAGATCCAAACAGCACAGTAAACCAAATGTATGATGCAATGGGTGTTGATATGAACAGTCAACAAATGGGACAGGCACTTACAGACACTTTCCCTAGTTTTGGTTATTTTCAAAATTAAGTGAAAAAAGACGCTAAAATCAGCAAGGTAATGCGTGAATATAAATCAGGTAAACTTAAATCTGGTAAATCAAACAAAAAAGTGGTAAACAAGAAACAAGCCATTGCTATCGCGCTTAGCGAAGCAGGCGTAAAAAAGAAAAAGAGGAGACGTAAATGATCCAATCAACAAAAGAATGGTTAATGGAAAAGTGGGACAACACATC